TGTTGAAACATTTGTTAATCCTAGAAGATTACCCGTTGTTTGTAGAATTGCACCCGTACCCACTCCACCAACAGTTAGCGCATCAATTCCAAGCGCCTCAATCTCTGCTTTTGTTTGGTCAGCAGTTGCGCCTGTTTCTATTGTTGCAAGTTTTGCAGTATTTGTAACTTGTTGTGCACTAAGATTATTTACAAGTGAGATTAAAATTGTAATGTTGTTTGTATTCGCAGTTATTAAACCAGCATTTGTAAGAATATCAGCAGTTGCTTGATCAAGTTGTGCAACATGCACCGCTGTCATCATACCATTAACAAGTGCTGTTGCTTCCTGAATATTCGTTCCAGAAGCAAGTGCGAGTTCAAAACCACCCTTTGTTACACCATCATGAACGCGAATGGTTTTCTTTGATGTATCGAGTGTAATTTCACGCTCCATGCCAGTAAAAACAAGTGCAGCAGCTGTGGCATGTCCTATATGCAAAACACGATTTGCCATTAGAATAATCTACCTGCCGGATAAACTTCCAGCTCTAGTGTTTTTAAATGATAATTTTTATGCGAAGCTTCCGCTGAAACACGAATCAAATTATATAATCCAGTTACATAACAAGAATACTGACGATGACGATGAAATTCAGTTACAAGTACAGGAACAGCGCGCATCTGTTCCCAAACAGAATAGGCGTCAAGTGTTCCCCAAACTTCAAGATCAAATTCATTACTATCGGACGATGCACCACCCCAATCAGTAACTTGTTCTGCCATCAACATCCAATCTGTTATAACATCTTCCTCGTAATCATTCATCCAATCAATAATCGTGTCACCAACCGCAGAACCCAACATACCGACAGACAAACCAGAAATAAACGAAAGTTCATCAATATCTGCATTAGTTGAAAAACGATAAGGACCAATTAAAATCCAAGAATCCAAGGGTTTGTAGTTTGTATCTGCAAGTGCCGTTGTGGTTTGAATTAAACCGGCTGCCATTTTTCCAACTGTTCGCATATGTGCGATAGAAGGAATAGCTTGGGTATAAAGATCATCAACAACATCAATCCAAAATCCACCAAACACTTGTACCCAAAATCCACTAGAACCATTTAGAGAATTAATTTCAATAGCTTGATAGACTTCGGGAGAAATAACTTCTTGAATAATTTTACGCGTATCATAAACACCCGCCGTTTCAAATTCAGATTCATCTTGCGTAGTTAAACGCATGACGGTTGGCATTTTATTATTTGTTAATTCTTGCCGTGCGGGATATTCGATTGGAGCATGAAAATCATAAATAAAAATATTACCTGCATCCGGAAATACTTCATCCTGTGGACCGCCCGTGAATTTAAATATACTTCCATCCGATGTTACGTATGAAAAATCAAATCCAACATCTGGACCATTCGCCAGTGGAATATCGACAAAACCTACATGTGTTCGATTAAAAACACCCCACTGTTCGCTAGGTGTATAGTATACAAATGCTTTATTATATACACCAGCTTGTTCATTTTCAGAGATAGAAACAAAAAGCCATTTACGCGTAGCATCGTATGTTAAACGAAAAATCGCTTGCTTATTTAAATCAACAGTCGGAAGCACTTTATCATGAAAGTATTCCGACATGAGAGGTTCCCAAAGTTCAGGTAAATCCCCTTCTGTTGTATAAAAACCAGCTTCCGAAAGAAAAAGTTGTTTATATTCACCAAATTGAATTGTTACAAACGCATCTAATGGACGATGTTCAAGATTACGTGAAAGAATACGATGACGAAAAACAGAAACTGTTTGAATTGACTCGGAGCGTAAAACACCTTTAGATGTATAAGTGAGAAAACCATTTGAGTATTCAAAAACAGAAAATGCGTCTTCATCTCCTGTCGCACCAATAATAGATAAAGATTGAAATCCAGCACCGGTGACAGTTGACGGAACAAAATCAGAACCATCATCTATGGCCGACCAAGCTACAATACCAATAGCAAGAAGAATTAAACGTCCTGCTGATTGTGTACATGATCGTAAATTAACTGGGACAGACACCCCTGTAATTTCCTGCCAAACGTCTGTATTGGGATTATATTGAATTAAATTTAATCCACGACGAACAAAGTACTGTAATCCACCAACCTCTGCATGAAACCATGGAGCATCTTCAGCAGGCTGCGTAAAAATAAGAACAGGAATTAATTGATTTTTAATTTGATTATATTGAAGAATAACACCATCAGTGAAAATAAACGAACCAAGTTCTTCACTGATTCGAAAGGATTGTACAAAAATCGGAGTTGTCAATCCCTCATTAATAAGAAGTGTTCGAGCAAATCCAGATTTTGGACCCTCTAAATCAACAAGAAAATTCTTTCCATCTACAATATAAGGCGCACTTACACGTCGCCTATCAATTAAAGGCTGAAGTCCACCAAATGCAACTGTGTTTGTAGCTGGCATCAGAGAATCAATTAATCAAGAAAGAATTCATATTGCATATCAAAAGATACACCGTCAAGTAAAAGAATTGCAGCGGATAATGGACCAGAATAAGAAAATAATGTACCAACAGAACCAGAAGCAGCGTCGCAAAGAAATGCACGCGTAAAATCCGTAGAGAAATCGCCTCCTGAAGCTGTAAATGTAATTTGTTTTGAAGCTATTCGTTTAACACCATTAACTGAATCCACACCTGGCCAATCAACTGCATTTCGTGTTAGTAATTCACGCGCATATCCATTAGTAACAGAAGGTTCCGTTGTTAAATCAGCAAGAACATCTGTTTCAGCAGGTGTTTGATTGCATAAACCTACATATAAACTAGCAGATAGAGCAACATTCTGAAAAAGCTGCTTAAGAAAAGCTTCTTCACCTTCATCAGTAATTGTATTTGGAACTATAATTTCTTGATTGGGAAGAAAAAATCGATATTGCCCACGCATCAGTATTGCTCCAAACCGAAATAGTCCAAAAATAAATTATGTGTGCCAACACCACTTGTTGGGTGTAAAAAAGTAAAAATTACTTCTTCAGCAGAAGAAATATATACATCCGATGGCACACGAAAATTAACAACCTCATCTTCTGTTGAGCTAAAAAACTGCTGAATAACATCATACACAAGAGTTACAGGATTATATAACTTTAAATAAACATTATGCGCTGCGGAACCTTCATAATGTCCAATAATTGTCCCACCTGCAAAATGTTTTACATTTGAAAATGTAAAAACAAGTTCAAATCCTGGAGCTCCCGCAACTTCATCAAGTGTAAGATAGTTGCCATCTGGAACAAGTAAATCTGTAACGTCACCAGAAGCAATTGTCCCTTGTCCTGTAGGTCCAATTACTGCTGTTCCAGGAAAAAGAATAGCAGCTTCCAGTTTTTCTTTTATACTTTGAAAATTTTCAAATAACCAACGAGAATCTTCTATACCAAGATTTGAAATGTCAGGAGAAGAAGGAACAATTTCGATTTGTGACATTTCATTTCCTACCGTCCAAGTGAAACTTTTGCTTCACCAGAATTTAATGTCTTTTGATATGATTTATAAAGCGCATAAGATGTAGCTGCACGAGGATCTTGCACAGTTTTGTAGATTTTTGCAAGTGCTCCTTCAGTAATTAAATCATACCAATCAAAAAGTATCCAATTTGTTACAAGCGCGCGTGCTGCTGTTTGAAGTTCAACAGTGTCATACTGAGCACCATAACTCCACGCATCATCTTCTAGTGTAAAAACCGCAGGTCGCGCAGCAAGTTCATAATAAGGAAGCTTTTTAAAGAATTTAAAATAAGACATAGACAATGTGGCATTTGCAGCAATGCCACTAAATACAAATGAGTTCATTGATTTATAATAATAAAACTCTTCTCCGTTTTGAGCTTTACCAGGATTTATTTCTTTTGGATAAATATAATGATTCCTACGATCCACAATGTTATAACGAACAGTTCCTAAAGCACGCCATTCCTGTGGTGTTTCATAAATAAAAGGAACAGCATCCACTGTTAATGTCTGCTCCTGTAAATCACGTTGCCAATAAATAGGCGAACCCGCAATATCAAGACACTGGCATTCACGAAATGTTTGACGAATGTATGCTATAATATCTGCTCGCCGGTCAGGATGCCCTGACCGGCGCATAACATCGTCAACTGCAGCAGAAAATGTATTTATTTCTGTAGTCATCTCTATGATATACTATTAAGATTTAGACTTTAGAAAACTAAAATCTTGCGCTGGAGCTCCAGCTTCTGGAATTTCCTTCGTTTCTGTAACCACAAAATTTTCTTTTTCAAACGCAACACGTGCTTTATCAAGTTCAGGCTCTGAAAGCCCTTGAGCACGTAATTTTGTTTCTGCATTTTCTTGATTTTGTTTTCTAACAAGATCAAGCGCCGCTGTTGTTGCCCCACCACGGGCAACAACATTTTTCGGCATCTTTTCTTTCAACTGACTAACAAGTTTCTCAGCCATTTCAAGACTTACAACACGAATAAACCGATGCATGGTTGACTTTGGTCGAGTCAATTCTGCATCAAGTGCTTCAATTTCTGTAGGATCAGTAAGAACAAGTTGCCCATTTTTAAAAGCAAATCGTTCTTTCACACCTTTTACTGGCAGCGAAAATTTTAAATTCGGATGCGCAGTACAAACATAAGTCTTTGACTGGTTATCTACATCTGTCATTGTCGGTCTCCTAAAAAATTATTTGAAATTTTAAGATGTAGGCGCGGCAGCAATAGCAGCAAGAAAAGCTGCAAACTCTGCACGCATTGCAGTTTCCCAAGCTGGCGGAACCTGATCATAATCAGGATGGGCACCTTGCGCACCCGTGGAAGAATTGGGAAATAAAGCAAGAAATACAGCACCAAGAGCTACAATTTCAGCAGCAGCTGTAGCATCAATAACACCCGTTGCGTCAGTATATACACCGACCGGGACAAGAGAAGTGATTGTAGACATATTAATTTACCTCAAAATATAAACAAAAGAAGATAATAACTTACAAAACTACAAAGTTATAAACTTATGAAGTTACAACACCAGTATCAATACCAGTATACAAACCACCAGTAGCTTCTGCACGGTATTCAACACACATTTCGGAAGTTAAAACACCGAAATCCGCATCAACACCAGCACGTGTGCCGTCTTTATCGTAGTTATCTTCCATTGTCCGACGCAACCAACGAGTACGAATAGCACCAGGATGCAAGACCATCAAATCTTTTGTCCAAAGCGGGGACTCATTCATTAAAGGATGTGTCATCAATGTAACAGAACCATACGGTGTACGCCATCTGTTTACTTCCAAACCAAAATCAGTCTGGCCGACAGCGATATCAATGGTTCCTTCCAAACGTGCAATTTTATTAATAACACTAATTACAGTGTTACCACAAAAAGCGATACGTTCGTTGGGCTTGCCCTTAATGTTCTTTTCAAAAATAGCTTGCAAGAAACCATCAAGATCATCCCATTCAACATTTGTTGATTGAGCAGTTACGTTGGTTGACAACTGTGCAAGAATACCATCCATCAAACGGAAAGGTTTAGCATTCATTACACCGATATCTTTCTTGCCCCAGATAATTGCACGTTCAATATCTTCAGCATGGAAAAGAGCAGCGTCACGCTTGTTTTTGGCAACAAGATTTCCAGTGTAATACTCCACAACCTTTGCAGTTCCCGTTACATCCCAGGAATTACGAAAGTTCTGCATGTAATTAAACCGTGGATAGCCAAGATTCGCAACAGAAGTTGGCTTGGAAGAACCTTCTTCATATGCAGTAGCAATACGCTGACAAGGGACAGGAGTAGAAGAACCATTAATTGAAGTAATGGTTGTTCCACCAAGACCACGTTCGACAGTTGCTGTTGAACCACTGATGGATTCAATGTAAACATATTCACCAGTAGTTTCAATCAACAAAATTGTACCGGCAACATACGAAGTACCGTCACCAAAGACAAGCGTAGTTCCGGTCGTTGCATTATTTGTTATCGTATCACGGCCAGAGATATGATTCTCTTCAAACCAATGAACAACAACATCAGAAGCACCAATTGATTCCATCCCAGACGATAATGCAAGCATAGGAGCTGAGCCAGTTGGATCAATTTGCAGGAGTGCAGATGCAAAATCTCCTTTCCGGCTGCCCTGAATGTTCTGGTCAGAAGCGAATACACCTTTTACGGCCATGTTTAATTACCTCTAAAATTAAAAAGAAAAGAAAAAGAAAAACTAATTTGTCGTTCGCTTACGACCCCGATAAAAGATCCAAATAATAATTGTCATCAACTTTTGGTTGTGGACTCTGACCAAAAGGATTTTGACCAGGTCTTGGTTGATTGGCAGGTAAATCTTTAAACTGTGCTACACCCTCATTTGAAATCGCTTTAAAGAATTTTTCAACACCATTAATTGCTTCTTCAACAGAATTTGATTTAGACATCATCTTTGTTAAAACAGCTTTTGCAATTGGTGCAACATCTGAATTTTTAGTTAATGGAATTAGTTTGTGCATTTCCTGTTCTGCGAGATTTGCACTAACAGTTCCACTTGATTGCTTAACAGCTGATTCAACTGCTTCAGCTATTTTCGACTCCATCAAACGATTTGTATTTAATACAGCAGCTTTATAAGTATTAGCCGATATATTAGCAAAAGCTGATTGAAGAGCATCCGTTTTACCTTCGCGCAATTCCTCCGAAATTGCATTTAAATCAACATTTGCATTTAAATTCAAGGAAGCAATATGTTGCTGCATTGCCTCATCAGGAGATAAAGACTGTTGTTGATTTACATTTTGATTCCCTTGTGAAGATGAATTTTGAGAACTGGAATCAGAATTAGATTCGTTTCCATTATTATCATTATCCCACATGTTAGTGTTAAGTGGGAGGTTATTTTCGTTGTTATTTTCACTATTGGAATCATTGTCAGAATTTCCAGCAGAATTGCCAGCTGTATTTTCTGCGGAATTACTGTTTGCATTATCAGAATTGCCAGAGTTACGATTAAAAAAGCTCATGATATTTCTCCACATATTAAAAGTAGTTAAAGTTAATCAGAATTAATCAGAATGTTTAAGTTTAAAATCTTCTCTGATAATATCAAGAAAATCCTGAAACTCATCTAACACAATCCTACGTTCTTTTAAAAGAATAAATTGTGATTTTAAATCACTATCATTAAAAGAAGTTGGATTTAAATCTAATACTCGTTGTTTAACATCCTCCTTTGCTCGATTAAGACATTGTCGTAAAACAGTATTATGAGAAACATCCAAAAGAATTACACGCTCCTCTGGAGTAAGACCAGTAAATTCATATGTATTCATGTCAGCTCCTTAAAAAAAAATAATTATTCTCAGAAGTTGACAGGAAAATTGATTGTTCCCTCAAGTACCAAGTTCCCCAATTCCGCCGGTCCGCTCCCCCGCAAGCGGGGAACCAGACCGGGGAACCGGTGCCCAGGGTACTCTCGGCGCTTGCGCGCAATCACCTGTCAACCACATTCGAATAATTATTTTTCTGTAACATTATTCAGTAGGGACAGGCTTGCCGGCCTGCTGTTCTTGCAAAGCTTGCTGGAACAAATCAAATGCGGCCTGTTTCTGCTCTTCACTCATCGAATCCCAGGCATTCTTAACCTTGAATTGCGTGAAATCTGAATTGTCACCAAGCATTGAAGTAAACCAGTTAATGATATCCGGGACTTCAAAAGTTGCGGCCGCATCCTTATTTTGTAAAATCATATTCAGGATTTCTTTAATATGCATTATCAATGCAAGTTTATCCAATCCACGCAACCCTGCATGGACCTGGAACTCTATCATTGTCTCTCTGAAATCCTTCACATTGACTTCGATGATGTTTCCTTGTTCATCAAGAATTTCCATGGACTCTTGATATTCCAAGATGTTATACATCATCATTGGCCGGGTTTTGGACAGGCATTGTGCATCTATGATTTTGGCAATTTTGAGATTGCGGCGATTCGATCCTTGTACAGTTGCCGCGGCCTGGTATTGTGTTGCACGATCCAGGTTTGCAACTTGTCGCAATGTATCTGTTGGCAAGATTTGCTGCATAAACTGATAAACAGCTTCAATGTCCCGCAAAGCGTATTGCGTGTCTGGCCCATCAAAAACCTGGTGAAAGGCTTTTCTGATATCAAATTGTGTATCGGTTGTTTTGAATGCAATTTTCCCGCCAGCCAAATCCACGTCCGGGTTTTTTAATGCCGGCAAGAAATGCTCATTGAACAGCGTTAATCCGCCAAGTGCTTTCCTGTTTGCCCGCTGGTGCGTATTCAACTGGAAGCTGGCAAATCGCTGGTAAGGGATTAACCATTCACCGTAGGATTTTGTCTGTGGCCAGAACTGGTCATCCAACGGCATCGTAATTCCAATTGGCAAGAAACCGTGTGCATTCTTTTGTGGCCAGGCAGCCGCAATGTAATTACCATTTATGATTTCGAGACGCCAGATTGAAAATTCATTTTTTGAAGAAATCCCAAAATCTTTTTCTTTTAGCCATATGTACATGTGCACCATTTCAAATCCTTTGTTTGGCGCTGCATGTGTAACAGTGTTTGCGGACAATGTAGCAAACCAGTCTGTTTTCGTTGCTTCAAACTGGTCGGCCCGAATTTCTGGCCTGATTGTATGATATGTTTTTACAGGAATATCAAGATCAATAAATCGTTCAATTCCAAAAATCTCCTGTTGCTGGGACATGCGCTCTAATTGAAAACGTGTTTTCCTTTCAATTGGAGCAAACCACTCACCTTTCATGTGCAATTCAGTAGGGTGGCAAGAATTATCAAACAAGAAATTGTATGGATCAATTACATCGTGTTTGTTCCCGGAAAAGATTTCTTCATTGGGAATAATTTTTGGGAGTCCAGAATCATCATTCGTTATTTTATTCCCTGTAATGGATTGCCATTCCGGAATCCATCCAGAAAAGTTATATTTCATTGCATTGAAAAGTCCGGTCGCATAATTCGGGTAGTGACCAAACAGTTTGTCGTGCCGATTCATTACAGCTGCAAATCCAACTGCGATTTTCTGTCTTTCTTTCGGTGCAATTGCAGAATAAATTCCCTCATCCGGGGCCAGGACTGAAAGCAAGAATGTCACTGCCTCATCAATCTGGGATACAATAAATCCAACAGTTGTGTCTGTTGGTTTCGGCCCGTGTCCTTTCTGGTTATCTCTTTCCCTTTTTGCATCATCTTCGTCTGGAATTAAATACCCCGCAATTTCTCGGTCAATCCATTCGAATTTATCAATTTGCGGCCCCATGAATTCTTTGCCCACATCCAGGCGCTGCGTGCAATGTTTGAGAAGCTTATCATGATTTGCTTGTGAGATTCGAAGTTCGGGGTTGAGCTGGATCGGTTTTGTATTTGAATATTTTGCTGCCATAATTTAAATTCCTTTCAATTTTGTACTACGTTTCAGATTCTCGATATTTCATACAGTGTCTGGGCCGGGCTCGTTTCAACTGGTATTATTTCACGAACAATTTCTTCAAGATATAAAGCAGTCATTTGTGGGCCATATGCTGCTGCATCAATTGCATCATCATCATTATTCTTTTTCAATGGATCATACATTAACAACTGCTGTGTCATCATAAATTCGCCTTCTGTTAATGCATACTGCTGATCCTTTATAAGTCCAGCCCACGGTGCCAGCCTAAGTACTTTTTGTTTTTTCCCTGTACTTAACGGCACAAACATCATTTGTGTTTCGTCCATGCCATCCATTAATGTTAAATGCCGGAACACAAATTTCAAACTTGCCTGATATGCTTCATCTTCTATTCCGCAAACACGAATATGCCATTTCGCAGCCATCGCTTTGACATGTGTGAAAAGGGTGACTGGATCGATCCCGGTATACATTTCATATTCTATAATTTGCCAAAATGCTCCAGTCCAGCCGTGCACAACAAGAACAGTTTGGTGAGCCCAAGACCTTTCACTGATTGCCAAATCCAGTGTTAAAAATCCATATTCAATATCCCCTGGAAGGCACGCCGGGGCATAAAAAATGTCCTCCGCCTTTATTAATCCTTTGCCACGTGCTAACGGAAGATTCATCATTTCCGCAAACCAGATATCGCTCATCCCGGCCAACGAATATTCAATAAAATCCCGTTTTAATTTATCTAATGTCCAAGCATCCGGCCAAAGTGGTTGTCCATTTGCAAGAATACAGCCATATCTTCTACTGTGCCAAAACTCCGAATTACAATGTTCGTTTAAAAGACTTTTAACATTGATCATGTTTCCAAGATGGATAATCTTGTTATGAAATTTGTCAAGCGCTTTTCTGAATGGGCCGTAAAACCACTGTTTAAGCTTTCTAAATAATGGTTCCGTAGCGATATTATCATTGTCTTCGATGTCATCGAGAATCGCAAGTTGCGGTCTTTTATTATCGACATTGATTCCTCGCACTTGCTGACCTGCTCCCATTGCCCGTAAAATGCAGGTTTTGTCCCCGATTTTGAATATGTAGAATCCGACGCCATCTTGTTTTTTAATCCATTCAACTGGGCCAAAGGTTAATTTAAAATTGTCACTTTCGATAAAATTAACAATATCATTGGTAGCCGGTACAGCAATTGTAGCGGTGTTGGACATGTAAACAATAAATCGGTAGTCTGTAAAAAGAAAATACCATACAGCAGCAAGTTTAGCCAAAGTAGTTTTTGCGTGATCACGCGGTATCGCACAGACAAATCGAGTCACCTCGCGCAAAGTCATTAAGTAGAAAATGTCTATATGAAATTGCGGCACCGGGAATGTGAGTTCATCTTCCAGAAAAAACTGGATAAAAAACTCAGCATCGTGTTCCAGTGCCGCACGGACATGCGCAGTATTTATTTGGACTTGTTCGGCCACAGACTTAGCTTTTTAGCTCTTAGCTTTTTAGTTTTTTAGTTTTCTTAGTTTGTTTGCTTATTTTTATTTTGTGCACGACGCAGCCGCTCTTCACAGATGATCCTGTAAATTCTGGCCGCGTTTTCTCCAGCAATAATAACCTCGCTATCTATTGTTTTAAAACCAGCAGTTTCTATTTTGTTTTCCACTGTATTTTCCACTGTGTTTTCATTTGCATTCATGTCGGCTCTCCTATCTATTTTGATTTACGTTGTTCAGTTTTCCAGCGCTGGGATCATCCCAGACACCCCAATTCCTTGCAGTATATTAACTTCTTCTTCAATGTTCAATCCCTTTTTCTCAATCCCTTTGCCAAGCCCATTAAAAGTCTGGATTTCCTGGCCTTTTGGTTTGAACATTTTTTCGATTATGTTTGGCGCCAGAAAGTCGTTATCCTTTTGCTCTAAGACTTTTTGACCATCCTTGTTGGATTCCCCAGGTTCCCCATTTTCCGCTTGCCCTTCCAATCCCCATTCCAATTCTTTTCTTGTATTTTTCACTTCAAAATTCTGCTGAAGCTTATCAACAAAAGTCGCATTTAACGTCAGCGTTGTCCGGACATTTCCTTGCCCTGCTACAATTGTCCGCTGCCCATGAATTCCCCGGCGCGTGGCCCGGTTCGCAACTTGTGCTACTTTCAAATTAAATTCCGCATCACAATTGTAATCCATTTGCTGGACTAAGTTTGCCAAACTCTGGGCCTCAATTGCATCCCAACCCTCGTTCATTCGCATGAACCGTTCAATTTCTTCATTATTCGTTTCACCAAGAATCCGCTTGTACTCTTGGTTTTCCTGGACCTGGCTAATTCTTCCTTCGCTTAAATTTGTTGCTTTCGCAATATCGACGTTGCTCACGCCCATTGCTTCCATTTTAGCAATTCGTTCAAACAAACTTTTAGTTACAGTGTCCATAATATTTCCTCTTTATTGCTTTCGTCACTTCGGTCACGCTGTTCCCGTTGTTTCCTTTATTTCCTTTCGTCCTAACATGTTACTTAACATTTATACCCTGCCTTCCCTTCCTTCCTTCCCGTCCCTTTCTTATTCTTGGTACCATTTTACACCTATTTGGTTTTGATTGCAAGCACTCTTTTTATTGATGTGGGTGAAACTTTCGGTTAGTAACATGGTTAGTAACACAGGTTTAGTTTATTTTGTTTTATTTTAGTTTATTTTTTTTGTTTTATTTTTTTTATTTTTTTAAAGTTTAGAGAAAATGGATGATGGAGGATTTATTGAGGGCGGCGCGTGTGCAAAAATGGGGGGTAAGCCACCCCTTCAACTGCAGATCAAAAACCACCAGAGGGAACAAAGTGACCGATTCAAAAGGCATGCGAAGCATTCCTTGCGCTCTTATCAAATCAGCTGTGCGAAGCACTCCTTATCGAGCGAAGCGAGCGATTTTTCCTTACAAAACAAGTACTTATAGACAGATCAGGAAAAGAAAGCCTAGCAAACAGAATAAAAAAAGGCGGATCACCTGATTTAGATAATCCGCCAAACGAGCTATTCAGTCCTGTTTTGTTACCAAACCACCATTGTCAAAACAAGAACAATCGCGGCCAGAATAAACAATAACCTGTTTTTGATTTGGATTCTCACCAATCCATTAATCCATTAATTTATCGAACAGATCATCATCGAATTCGCCCAGAGCAGCCTCAGTCTCGTTGCGAGTTTCCTTCCAGTGGATCAGGATTGCCGGGTCTAATCCTGTTTTGTTAGAGTACTGGATCATACGGTCGAGTACTTTTTCCCAGTGCGACTGAGCAGTGTTCGGATACACTTGCGACGCAAATGGAGCAGACTCCAAAAGCTGGCGAAGCAGCGGTACGGTGATCGAAGTCATACCCATTTTGTTGAGTACTTTAACG